AATGTATTACAATGACATATTCCAGTGTGGCGGGTGTGAGATAACTCGCATTCGTCATACTGTTTCTAATTTGTATCAATCGATCAGTACAGAATCCACCTTCTGTATTGAATATTGATATAAAATTCAATATTCCTGTTATGTTGATTTCTAAGAATGGGGATGGTTTTCATGATTGAATGAATGCCGTTCTAAAAATCTAAAACAGTATACGTGATCTCGTACATTAGTAATTACTCACGATTCTTATTAATGACCAAAACGAGGGCAAAGAGTTCCACTCTTTGTTTGAGCCAATACAGCGGAAATATTCCCCTTCCGTCCCCTTAGTGTATTGGTTCAAACAAGGCGTCGGAAGAAACACATACGTCTTGATATAAATCCTTTATAATTCGATATTGGCCAGCAAAGGTGAAAATGACATTAAGTAGCTGAAGTATTGAGCCAGCTCTACGGAGTATAAACGAGAAGATTCTTAGTCTTCTCCCAGTCACCGAACGTAAAGCGCGTAGCTAATAAGAGCTAAAGAATTACATGATGCGGTGGCTTGGAGAAGGTTGAGAGTACTCAGCCTTGATCTAAGAGAAACTTTGCCATTTGTTTTCTCTCTTTTTCCCATCCCCTTTAATATTTTCATAGTTGTAAAAGAGCTGTTACTTAATTGTAACGGTTTCTTTTTTGTTCATTGTAAACCGGAACTAATAATGAGATTATGTGTTGGTTCCTGGTTTAGAGTGAATAATGGACATCCTCACTTCTTTGGGAGTCGATGGAGTAGTAAAGGTTGGGATGCTACTCACCAGTTAAATAGGAAGGGGTGGTAAAGATGAAGCGGAATTGACATAAAAGTGCATCCATAACGGGTGCTTTTTTCTTTGTTATATAGAAATTACATATTAAACGTGAAATTGAATAGGAGGATGAATAATGGAAGAAGTAAAGTGTCCTAGAAATAAATTAGACATTGAAGTTAATGTTGATACTGATGAAGCGCAGGAGAGAATTGAACGATTAACACAAGCTGCTGAGAAATGTACAAAAGCGTTTGAGGAATTAGGAGATGCTATCGCTAGTGTAGGTTCATTGTTAAATGGTAATCAGGCAGAATGCGCCCCTATCGACATTGAACTTGCATTAGGTGATAAGAAACAATTAGAAGAGTGGATTAATGGTTGTGGACCATTGGAAAAATGATTAGACCAATAACGATTATCGTAGGCGCTACAGTGATTGGTTTAGTGTCTTATTTGTTGTTAAGGAAAGATAAGGATAAGCCTATTTTATTGAATAGAAAGTTTTATGGTTTTTGGGATAACGAAGAAGATGACTTATATGAAGTAGACGAAGAACGAAGAGAGTTTGTGAGAAAAAAGTTCGCTGAGTATCTTGAAAAGAAAAAGGTGAGGAAATGAATTGGGTAGACTTCTTCGGGATTCTAATATGGATAATCATCCTTCGCATGTATTATCGATATGTTACAAAACAAACGAAAATAGAGGGGTGATAACATGGAAGTCATTTACGAACATCCCTGGTTAACTACATGGTTCATTTTATGGATTTGTATTTGTGCGTCTAGTATTGTATCGATGGCGAAGAAAGATAAGAGGTGAGGGCCATTGCTGTATGGGGCAGTTGTTTTGTATTCGTTAATCCTAGTAACTCCATTTGTAGCATGGCTAATCATTAACGCATTGTTTGACGATCCATATGTTTCGTATAAAGAATTACTGAGAGATTCAATAACAGTTCCATTTGAAGGAATAGCAATTGGATTCATATTAGCGACGATTTTCTTATATGTCCTGCATTTTTATATTTAACAAAACAAACTCGAATCATTGATTTTGAATAAATATACGGATTTTTCCTGAAAATTATATATTTAGTTTACATAATAGTTCTTTAAGGAAGTAGTGACATTTTCAAGAAATCCTTTTGCATCAATGGTTCAAGGCACTTTTCCATAAAATTATCGTTTATACATGATTTTATACATTGTTGAAATAACAACGATTGTTAATTTTTGGTCGGAGAAATACAGAAGAAACAATGCATAAAAATATGCATAAAAAACTGAGGTGGTTGGTGATGTAAATTGGCTAGACAAAGAAGTCCGAACCGAGATAGAGCGAAAGAAATCTATATTAATAATAACGGTGATATTACTAATAAATCAATAGCCAAGCTGTTAGGTGAAAAAGAAAAAACAGTGAGCAATTGGAAGAGCCGCGACAAGTGGGAGTCTATTGTAGTACTACAAACAAATGAATGTAGTACTACAAATAAACGCGGAGCTCAAAAAAAGAATCAGAATGCTTTAGGGAATAAAGGTGGCTCTGCTCCTAAAGGAAATAGTAATGCTGTAACGCACGGATTCTTCCGTAAACACTTCCCTGAGGATGTAGCTGATTTAGCTGCTGAGATCATGGAGAAGAATCCAATTGATATGTTATGGGAAAACATAACGATTCAATATACTGCTATTATTAGGGCGCAACGATTGATGTTTGTTAAAGATCAGGAAGATATAACGAAAGAAGTTAAGAAAGAAAAGTCTACTGATAGCGGTGAAGAAATCGAATACGAAATTCAATTTGCTTGGGACAAGCATGCTACATTCTTAAACGCTCAATCAAGGGCTATGAGCACGTTATCCTCTCTTATTAGGGACTTTGATAAGCTAGCTAATATAGATGATGAAAGACGTGCTAAATTGAATCTGATGAATGCTCAGATAGATAAGATTAGAAATGAATTAAAAGATGAGAATCCTGCTGAAGATAAGATTGGTCAATACTTGGATAAGTTAGAAGGTGCGTTTAAGAAATGAGTATGAGCGAACTGTATAACGAAAAGCAACAACAAGTATTAGATTACGTTTATAACAATGATTACTTCATGTTAATACAGCATGGAGCTAAACGTACTGGTAAAACTATCTTAAATAATGATTTGTTTCTGTCTGAGTTAAGGCGAGTAAGAAGGATTGCTGATAATGAAGGTGTAGATTTACCACAGTATATATTAGCTGGTGCTTCATTAGGTACATTAGCAAAGAACGTACTCATTGAACTCACAAATAAGTATGGACTTGATTTTCAAATGGATAAATACAATCGATTTAAATTGTTTGGCGTTCTTGTTTGTTGCACAGGTCATTCTAAGATAAGTCATTTAGATACCATTCGTGGTATGACTGCTTATGGAGCTTATGTAAATGAAGGTTCTCTTGCTAATAAAGATGTATTTGATGAGATTAAATCACGTTGTAGTGGTGAAGGTGCTCGTATTTTGGTTGATACGAACCCGGACCATCCTGAGCATTGGTTGAAAGTTGATTACATTGATAAAGACGACAGTGTAACGATTAAGGCATTTCAATATGAATTAGATGATAATACATTCTTAAATGATAGATACAGAGAGCGTATTAAAGCTTCTACCCCTACTGGAATGTTCTACGACCGTAACATAAAAGGTTTATGGTGTAGTGCTGATGGAGTTGTATATAAAGACTTCAATAAGGATGTACATTATATAGAAGAAACTGATCTGAAAGATATTAAATTCACGAAATACTTCGCTGGTGTCGATTGGGGTTATGAGCACTTTGGATCAATCGTTGTTATTGGTGAAGATGATGAAGAGAATTTGTATTTACTAGAAGAACATGCGAAACAACACGAAGAAATAGATTATTGGGTAGGTGTCGCTAAAGACGTTAAATCACGTTATGGCAACATCTTTTTTTATTGCGATACAGCAAGACCTGAACATATCAAACGCTTCAAAAAAGAAGGAATAAAAGCTAGAAATGCTGATAAATCTGTTTTATCTGGCATTGAAGAAGTAGCAAAACATATAAAATCCTTTAAATTTAAGGCTGTTTCGCAACGTGTGGAACGTTTTAAGAAAGAAGTATTTATGTATGTATGGAATGAAAGAACAGGCGAACCAGTAAAAGAATGGGATGATGTATTAGACTCTGTACGTTATGCCATTTATACAGAGAAAACAAAAGGTGGAGCTAAAGTTCTTGATATTTAAGGAGGTGAGGAATTGCGAAGTGATTTATATCAACACAATAACGGCATTAAACTTACTACATTGCAGGAAAAAAAGCATTTGTTTAAGATAAGAAACAATAATTTTGATCCGAACGACTTTATTAAAGATTTTATTGATATTAGAAATGAACGATTACGAAAGTACAAACAATATACAACTGAAAAGAATGCTATTGACGGAAGAGAAAAACCTGAGAGTGATTTAATTAAGGTTTGGAACAAAATCCACAATAGTTTTTTCAATTTAATTGTAGATCAAAAGATTGGTTATGTATTCGGTAATCCTATTTCTTATCAGATAGAAGAAAAAGTTGCTGAAAATGAGCGCGATTGGGTTAAAGAGTATCTTTATAACCAAGATATATTCCTTAAGGATATTGAAACTGGTACTCAACAAGCTTCATGTGGCGTTGCTTATCGATTATTAGATATCGAAACTAAACCTGTACTTAATATGTTTGAAACAGTAGCTAATTTAAGTAACGTAAACTCTTGGGATGCTTATGTATTAGGAGATAAAGAAGCTGCAGTTGTATTATCAGAAGATTATACAGAACAAGGACATACACAAATACTTACACTCTACACGAAAGACGTAATTGTTGAGTATCGTTCTGCTACTTCGGATGTTAATGAAATGATGCAATTTAAAGTTGCTGGTGGTAGGGATAATTTATTAGGCATTATTCCAGTATTTGAATTTAGAAACAATAAGGAAATGCACTGCGATTTCGAAACTGTAGAAGATCTTAATGATGCATACGATAGAATGATTTCTTCTGGTGCAGATGAAGTTGAACAATTCCGTTTAGCGTATTTACTTGTTACTGGTACTGATTTAACAAAAGAAGAAGCTAAAAAGATATTTAATAAACAAACAGGTATTTTTAATATTTCTGAAGAAGGCGGCAATGCTTCATTCTTAACGAAGGATATGCCAAAAGAATTCTTCGAGTACTTTGTGGGATTACTCGAAAAGAACATATTCCGTTTCTCTAAATCAGTTGATGTAAACGATGAAGCCTTTGCAGGTGGAAATGAATCTGGTGAAGCTCGTAAATGGAAACTGATTGCTCTTGAGTTTAAAGCAAACCTAACTGAATCATGGTTCGAAAAAGGATTACGTGACATGTTTGAAGGCATTGTTGCTTATATGCGTATCAAACAAGGTATGAATAGCATTGTAAGCTCAAATATATACGCTGACTTCACTCGTACATTGCCAGTTGATTTAGGTTACTTAGCTGATACATTAACAAAACTAACAACAATCTTATCTGAACGTACTGTACTTGGCATGATCCCTGCTATTGATGATGTAGATGCAGAAATGGAACAGAAACAGAGAGAACGTGAAGAGAAGATGAATGAAATGAACAGTTTCGGTGATTTCGGGCAGGTGAACCCAAATGACGCAGAGCAAACAGGAGAAGTACTGGACAAAGAGAAAACAACAGATAATAAAGGTAGCGGACAAACACGCTGATGACGGTTTATTACTGTATCAGGCATTCTTTCAAGATAAGTTAAGCGAAATAGAATTACTTATCCAGGACTATTACGATAAATACGGTAAGAATAACGTAATTGAGTATTATAAGTTGATGCAAGAAATGAGTGTAAGTGAAAGAAAAGACTTATATTCTAACTATCAGGAACTTATTGCGCGGTATCCGCAGCTTAATAACTTTACAGAGATACGCTATAGCTTCTATAAGTTACAAAGATTAGATGGCCTTATGGTTAATATCATGTACAAGCTCTATGAAATGGGAGCTATGGAAGAAGAAATACTAAAAGACAAGTTATCTCTTACTTACCAGGAAACCTATTATCGTAACCTGTATGACAATGCTATGTATTACGGAATGACTGGCACTTATCATGCTGTCAGTGAAGAAGTGTTACGAGCTACGTTATATAAGAAGTGGGTAAAGAATCAAAACTTCTCTGATCGTGTTTGGGGCAATACAAAACAGTTAACTTTATATTTGCAAGATGAAATACCTAAGATGCTTTCTACTGGTACAAGTTATAAGGAAGTAACCAAACAACTTCGTAATAATTTTTATGTTAAATGGCACGAAGCAGAACGTTTAGCAAGAACAGAGAGTGCATTTATCACTGAACATGCTACACAAGATGCTTATAAACGTGATGGTATTAAGCAATACCGTGTCTTATCTACATTAGATAGAAGAACATCTAAGATATGCCAAGAGCAAGATGGTAAAGTGTATGATCTCGATAAAGCGGTTGTTGGTAAGAACTACCCGCCGTTTCATCCGCATTGCAGAACAACTACAATTAGTGCTACTTCTGTTATTGAATACCGTGCTATGAATCTAAATAGAGGATATGAGCGTGTTTCTAATATGACTTATAAGAAGTGGGAAGATACGTATGTTAAAGCAGCCTAATAAGGTTGCTTTTTTATTGTCCAAATGCGTTAAGACATTAAACTGCCGCTACTAATACCGAACTATTGGGGCTTGTACTCAATGGGGCGATAGGAGGAAATACACATGTTTAAGAAAGAACAGGAAACACAATATAGATTACGAGTAAAAGGTTTACAACATTTTAGTGATCCGGAACCAAACGGTGGGGGAGATCCTGAACCTACTCCAGCGGGTGGCGAACCAGAATTCACGTTAGATCATTTTCAAAGTTTCTTAGATACAAATGTTGATGCGCAAAAGGTTATTCAATCTCGTATCGATAGCGCTGTATCTAAAGGTGTTGAGTCATTCAAGACTAATAAACTACCTAGCATCCTTCAAGAAGAGATCGCTAAGCGTACAGAAAAGACACCAGAGCAAATTGAATTAGACAACATGAAAGCTGAAATCAAGAAGATGCAAGCTGAGAATACACGTAAAACAATCGAAACTGAAGTTGCTAAACAAGCGGATAAATTAGGAATCGATGCTGATTTCGCTCTTACCTTCTGCGTAGATCCAACTTCATTAGACAACACGATAAAAAATGTAACTAAATTCAACGAATATGCTGAATCACTAGTTGCTGAACGTGTTCAAAAGAGCGTTGATGAGCGCTTTGCTAACAACTATGCAAAAGGCGCTGATTTAACATTACCTAAGACGAATGAAACAGGTAATACAAGCAGCTTAGCCATCATTCAACAACAATTATCCAAACAATAAGGAGACGATAATAAATGAAAAAAACTGCTGATTTACTTTCCGTAGAGAAAATTGATTTATCTCAAGCTATCGCTTACGCTTCACCAATGGATACTCCATTTACAACATTGCTATTACAAAACGGGTTAACTGCCGATGCAACAAGCACTGAAATCTCTTGGAGAGAAGCTGCTCTTGATTCAAACCGTAAAGGTCCTCAATTAGAGGGAGCAAATGCAACTGATCCAAATAAAACAGTTCGTGAACTTATCAAAAATAACCAACAAATTTTCCAACGTACTGCGGAAGTATCTGGTTCATTAGAAGCTGTTAAAGTCCCGGGTGTACCTGGTGGAGAAATGGCTTCAGAAATTAACGATCGTATGATTGAAGCAAAAGTAGATTTAGAATGGTATGCATTACAAGGTACGAAAGCAGATGAATCTGGTGCAACTCCAAGACAAATGAACGGTCTTATTAACTTGATTAATTCACGTAATAAATTCACTCCTACTAGTGGTAAACTTTCTGCTGAAGATGTAACGAAAGCATTCCGTTTATGCTGGGAAAAAGGTGCTGGTGGCGACAAATTAGTTCAATGTGGATCTGCTGTTGCGGAATTCATTGATAAATTGTTCAAAGTTGATAAAGGCGTTGTGATTCCGGCTATTCAAGGTGGCGGAAATATCATCGGTATCACTGTTGACGTAATCCACACTCGTTATGGACGCGGTAACATTGTGTTAAATCGTCATATGCCTGACGGAGCATTAACAATTGTTGATTTAAACCAAACTAAACTTCGCCCACTTCGTAAGATGGCTGCGCAAAAACTTTCTAAAATCGGTGATTCTGATAAACAAATGATCGTGGGTGAATACTCACTAGAGCTTAAAAATAGTTACGCTGGAGCAGTTATTAGCGGTATTACAGGTATCGTTGAACCTGAAGCTCCAACAACACCGCCACAAGGTTAATAAAAGGAGGAATATAAATGGCAGCTAAAAGCAAAACAGTATATAAAGTTATTGCACCTAAACCATTTACTTATGTTGCTACAAACTATTTCGGTGGTCTTTGGGCTGATGAAAAGGGTGTATTTGTAACAGATAATGAAGAAACGTACAAATATCTGCTTACATTCGCAGAGTTTAAAGACATCACGGGTATTTAATCATGTTACAGCGAATTAAAATTCGTTTAGGGATTACAGATACTGCCCAGGATGATTTGTTAAATGAATTGATTACTTCTATACGTGACGTTATCTCGTTGCGTGTAGGGGTGATTACATTCCCTAAAGTTCTAGAATCAATAGCAGTTGAAGTTACTGTTGCTGCATATAACCGTAGAGGTTCTGAAGGCGCTTCTAGTGAAGCGGTAGATGTAATATCAACTTCTTACATTACTAACTTATTAGAACCGTATGCGGAGCAATTAGAGAACTTTAAAAAGGGATTAACGCAAGGTACTGAAGATGCAACTGGCACTGGTCGAAGTGGAGTGAGGTTCTTTTGAGATATGACGAAAAGGTTGAATACCTCGCCATTGAGTACGTAACCAATGAAATGAATGATAAGATACCTGTTGAAAAGCCTATTGGTGTATTTGATAGCTTACTAACACCATTTTCTTTACAAGAAACTCAAGTGTATGGAGCTTCTTATACAAAGACTAATGTAAAAGTATTGTGTAGAGATCCACAGTCTTTTAATGCTCGTATTCTCAAAGTAGAGAATCAAAAGTATGAGATTCTTGAAAAACGAGATTACAAGAAGGTCTTCTTATTCATTTGCAAAAAGGTTGTTGGTAAAAATGTCAATTCGAATTGATGTTAGTGGATTTGGGCAACTTGCAGCGAATATTGGTAGATACAATAATCAAATGAAACAACGCGTTAAAGATACCGTTGATAATACAGCTACAGACATTCAATCTCAAGCGAAAGCAGAAGCGAATGTTGATACTGGTGATATGAGACGTAAAATCGAAAAGAAGCCCACCGTTTCAACAGGTGGCACAATTAGAGGTAGCGTCCAAGCACTATCTGAATATACGGTCCATGTCAATTTTGGCCATATGGTTAAAGCCGGTCAGATATTTTATGATCGAAAATCTAAGAGTTTCAAACGTGTAAAAAGAACAAGATTCATCCCAGGTAGTTACTTCTTTACGAGATCAGTAACAAAGGGTAAAAATAATTTTGCAAAAGAAATAGGAAAGGCGTTGAGATACGATGGCTAACACTAGAGATACGCTTACACCTTTCCATATTGCTTTAGTTCAACGATTAAAACAACATGGAGTGGAAGCTTCATTTGATTATAACGAGGATGAGACGGGAGATATTGAGTTTCCTTTCGTAACCTTTGAAATACCTACAATCGGAAATAATGCATCTAAAACGACATTTGGTGATAAACCTCTTGTCGTTTTTTATATTGTCGATGAACAACCAACAAACGGTCGTTTATACGATATCAGAGCAAAGATTATACAGGCTCTAGAAGAGGATTTAATCCTTTCTAATAACTTAACATGCTCGAATCAGAAAACAGATGATTCAGGCGTTATACGTGATCCTGAGAATGGATTTAGAACAGTTCGTTTAACATATCAATTCTATATTGAAGGAGTGAAGTAACTTGGCAGAAACAGAATTAAAAGTAAAAGTTTCCTCTTATTTAGGGGTTAAAAAGATTGTTCGTATTGCCGATTTAAATACAGGTACTGTATTAGCTATCGGTGGTCAAAAAGAGCATACTGTCAGTCGTACAGCGGATACAATCGATGTTTCCACTAAAACAGGTGGCATTTTAAATATGCAAGAAATCATGACGAAACTCGGTGTTACTGATTGGAAACCAAAAGAATATAACGATTACAAAGAGTATATTCAAGGTCAAAAAGAATGGAGTACTGAAGTATCAGGCGCTTTACCTTCTAGTGACGCTGCATATGACACTTTAGAAGCTGCATATGAAAACGGAACTCCGGTTGTAGTTTCTGAACTAGATCTAGGTCGCATGAAAGAGAAAATCGGTATTGCATTCGTAACAGAATTGAGTGAAGAAGCTCCAATTGATGATTTAGCAGGATTTTCATTATCCCTTACTGGTACAGGCCCGCAAGTTAGCCGCACTTATGTGCCGACTCCACCAACTGGAGCTTAATTATGAGTAATCCAAAATTCATCCCCTCTACTCAATTAATAGTAGATGGGGATATTTATAACTTGAGATTATCTCGATATATGCGATTGCAATTAGAAAAAGAATACAGCATGAATGTGCAGCGATACTATTCCATGATGTGTGTAAATGGAAATGTAGTTGATGAGTACCAATTTGCAGCAGTAGTTTGGGCTTTATTGCGCGGTGGCGGACAAAAGGTATCAAAAGAAAGAGCTTGTGACATTATTGAAGAAGCGGTAAACGACGAAGAATGCGGTATAGTTAAGCTTTTTGAATCAGTGCTAGAAGCTCTTTCTGCTGCTTTTATGAATGAAGAACAATTTAAGGAATACAAAAGGCTTATCGAAGTTTATAAGTCTTCAGAAAGCGAAGAAGACACTGAAAAAAAGTAGATAATGACGAGCGTGACTTTTCAATGGCCGTTCTTGATTTCGGAATAGATCCAGAAGTGTTTTGGAATATGACCGAAAGAGAGTTCTTCACACTTGTCATTTATGATCTACGAAGAAAAGAAAACGACATGTTACGAATGAGAGCAGTTGTAACGAATGCAATGTACAACATGAATCGTGGTAAGAAACCATTCAAAGAGTTCCCGTTTGAAAATAGAAAATCACAACTTAAAGTAATCAAACAAGCAGCAGATAAAGATAAGTTATTTGCTCAGTTCGGTGGGCAGGTGAGTTTATAATGGCTGGTCATGAACAAATTGGCGTAGATATAACCGTAAATAACGGGCAGGCCGAAGCAGAGTTGCGAAGTTTCCAACAAACAGCTGAACAAACAGGAAGCAAGATTGAACAAGCCTTTAGTAAAATCGGAGCAATCGGCGACAAGTTAACAATCGGTGTTACTACTCCTTTAGCTGCTGTATCTGCTATGGGTATTAAAACAGCTATTGATTTCGATAATTCACAGAAGAAGATTCAAAAAGGGTTAGGTGTTACCTCAGAAGAAGCGAAGCGACTTAATAACGATGTTAAAGCTGTTTGGAAAGATGGATTTGGCGAAAATGTTGATGAAGTCAATCGATCGTTAGTAACAACTAGACGTAACATGAGCGAAATTGATAACGGGAAAGAACTCCAAAGAGTAACGAAAGATGCAATGCTCTTAGCTGAAACATTTGATAGTGATATAAATGAAGTTACTCGTGGTGCGAATCAGTTAATGGTTGGTTTCGGTATTTCTTCAGAAGAGGCCATGGATTTATTAGCGAGTGGCGCTCAAAACGGATTAGACTTCTCCAAAGAGTTATTTGACAACGTGAGTGAGTACGGACCGTTATTTGCTAATATGGGGTACTCAGCTGATGAATACTTTAATTTGTTATCTAACGGAGCAAAAAATGGAGCTTACAACCTTGATTACGTGAATGATGTAATGAAAGAATTCCAAATCCGTATTAAAGACGGTTCTAAATCTACAAGTGATGCTATGGGACAAATGTCTGAAGGTACTCAAAAGGTTTGGAAGAGCTTTTTAGAGGGTAAATCCACTGTAAAAGACGTAAACAATGTAGTTCTAAATGAATTAAAAGGCATGGATGATCAAGTAGCTGCCAATCAGCTTGGAGTTGCACTCTACGGGACAAAATGGGAAGATCTCGAAGCTAAGACGATGTATTCGTTAAATGAAATGCAAGGTGGTTTGGGTAAAACTGCCGGAGCTATGAAAGAAATGCGTAAAGCTCAAGATGAAAGTATTTCAGTGAAATGGCAAAAAACATTACGAGAAGCACAAACGGCATTAGAACCCCTTGGGAAAATGCTTTTAGATATTGCTATGGATGTTCTTCCGGCTGTCTCTTCTGCTGTTAAAACCGTTACTGAATGGTTTGCTAACTTATCTCCTGAAGCCCAAAAAACAGTGATTGCCATTGGTGGTATTGCTTTGGCTGCTGGACCTGCTCTTTCTATATTAGGAAGAATGGGTGGAGTTATTGGTGGACTTGTTGGTAAGTTAGGTGGTTTTGCAACCGCTGCTCGTGCTGGCGCAACTGCAACTGCTGCTGTTCAAGGCGCATCCGGTGCCGCTGCATTAGGGATGGGTGGTTTAGGTGCTTCACTTGGCGCCGCCACTTTAGCTGCTGCTCCTTGGTTAATTGGCGCTGCTGCTATCGGTGCTGCAGGATATGGAATCTATAAAGCTATGACTCAAGAAGCTGTTCCAGCTGTTGATTTATTTAAAGATCGTGTTAATTTAGCAGCTGATGGAACTGTACAGAGTGTAGACAAGATATCTAAAGGTACACAAAAGGCTGTAGGCGCATTTATGGAACTGTCTCAAAAGACAGGCACTGAATTAACTAATATGTATGCTACACAAGCCGCTATCAACGAAGAGAATATGCCTAAAATCGTCGGTCAATTCGACGAGATGAAGAATCAAATCATAGCCGGTTATGACAAGCAAAAGAATGATGCTATCACAAAGACAACTGAAATGTTCGCAGCGATGGGCACTATTACAGATCAAGAGAAAACAAGCATCTTAGAAAAGATGAATGGTTATTATGACCAACAAAAACAAAAAGCTCAAGATACCCAAAATCAGATCGTCCAAATTCTGAATACGGCTAAAGAACAAAAACGAGCGTTAACTACTGACGAATATAATCAGTTAATGCAGTTGCAAAGTAACTATCAAAGTGCAGCTGTACAATCCCTTTCCAAGAATAAGACAGAACAAGAAGTTATCTTGCAGAACTTGAAAGATTCTAAGAGTCGTATAAATGCAGAAATGGCCGCTGATGCGATTCAAAAGATGGAGAAACAACGTGCTGAAACTGTAAAAAAAGCACAATCTGAATACGATGAAAAAATCCGGATTATTACTAAAATGCGTGATGAAATGGGTGTTATTTCAGGCGAACAAGCGGATAAGATGATTGCCGATGCAAAAAGACAAAGAGACGGCGTAGTTGAAAAGGCTAATGAAATTAAAAGCCAAGGTGTCGACCGTTTAAAAAGTTCCTATAAAGATTTAGAAAACCAAGTCGACACAAGTACAGGAAATATCTTAACTTACTGGGATAAAATAAAACGTTGGTGGGATGGTTGGAATCCTACGGCTAAAAACCTTGTAATCAAAACAGCTGAAGCTATGACTGGAGTTAATCTTCCAGGCAATGCAAATGGAACACCGTTCTTCTCTGGCGGTTTAACTAAAGTGAATGAACGGGGTAACGAGATTATGAACCTACCTCGTGGAACACAAATAATACCTCATGACCTATCTAAAAGATACATTGATAGGGCAGCAGACAAAGCTAGAAGCGGGTCAGGTTCATCTAACACTAACAATGTAAGCCTTAACTATTACGGCAATGATCCAAACGACGCTTATAAAATGGTCGATATTATAGATAATGAATTAGGAAAAAGAACAAGATTTAACAATATTTATTACGGAGGGGAGTGAGTTGGTTGTGTTTAATTATTCAAAAGTTAGATGGCAAAGTCTACAATTTACTAGATTATGATATCCGAGTGTTAGATTACACCCTCTCATCCTCTAACTTTGTAACAACTTATGAAGAAGTGGAAGGTTATGATGGAGCTATACCTATAAGAACAAATGGCAAACAACGTATGAGTCAGGCTAATTGTTTCTTTATGGCGAGAGATTCCTATGACTATGTATTGTTACGAAATGAAATCTTTAAGATATTTGCGAGTAAAGAATACTTTTACTTAATCGACGTAAGAGAACCTGGTATCCGTTCTTATGTGAGAGCTCAATCTTTTGACCCGCAACAAGTGATTTCTAAAGCTGGTATGTTTCAAATAACTTTTGAATCGCCTAGAACATATAGGGAATCAGTTGGTAAGACTACAGACCCTTTTACTTTTGATTCAAACCTTTGGCAAATCGGACAAGGATTAATTGCAGAAGATACAAAGTATCATCATACTACTACATCTTTCCGGATTTATAACGCAGGGGATGTAACAATTGATCCTAGGTCTATGCCATTAAAAATAAAGTATAAAGGTAAGTCTAATAATCTAACTATAAAAAACAATACTACTGGCGATCTTTGGAATTACAATGGCACCACAACGACATTGAACGATGTTATTACTTTAGATGGTGTCAGAGCATATCGAAATGTATTAGGAAGTATTTTTAAAAATACGAATTGGGGATTAATCACATTAAAACCTGGATGGAATGACTTTGTGTTAACCGGCACAACAGATGCTTTTGAAGTTGAATTTGATTTCCGATTCTATTATTTGTAGGTGAATTTATGCTACTAGTTACTGGACTAAACGGGAAAACTGAAAGATTAGTCGACTATAAAAATGTGCGAAGAAAATGGAGGGTGAATGGAGAACATTCTCTTTCTTTTTTGCTTTTCAATACGGAAAGGGTGCAACACGCTTATGATTTAGTAAGCGAACGCTCTAAAATAACCGATAAATACGGCGATGAATACATCATTAGAGGGATTAGTGAAGATGGGCATTGGAGCAAACAAATCACCGCAATGCATATCTTTTTTGATCAATTTTCAACAGACCACCAATATAACTTATTAAATGGTTACACGAATTTTAATCAGTGTATGGACTTTATATTTAATGGGACTGGTTGGAGCTGGGTGAATCAAGGTGCTTTCGCTACAACTGAATTCCAAAACTTTGGCGATAAAAAACGTCTGGTGTTATTGCAAACGGCATTAAATCGTTATGAAGCTGAATTAGAAATTAATAACAAAACAAAAACCATAACGTTTAAAAATCAAATTGGTAAACAAACTGATGCTCAATTTCGATATGGTTATAATTTAAAAACATTTAACAAAGATATCGATATGAATAGTTTCTTTACAATCATTAGGGGTTACGGGAAAGATAGCAACGAGAAGGAGATCATGGTTGAATATAAATCACCTATGCTCCAACAATTCGGTCCGTTAATTCAAGACCCCATTCGTGATGAACGGTTTAAAAGTACCGATGCATTAATGAATGCTTGTAAAAACACCATTAATGATACTCCTGATATTAAATTTAAAGTATCTGTTGCTAATTTAATAGAAAATGGATTACCAGCTCAAAATTATAATTACGGAGACTATGTTTACATGCTATATGAGAAAGCGAATATAGCAGTCAGTATCCGTATTATAGAAAAGGAAGATGACCCTACTGATGACACAGTTGCTCCTGTAGTTGAATTATCTACATTTAAGCAATTAAAGAGTATGAGTGCTATACAAGCACAGTTTCAACAAACGCAAAGTCTAGTTAAACAATTAATGGATGACGGCGGTAATTTAAGTTTAGCTTTAAAACGTCTTTATATGAATACAGAAACCTTCGCTGATAACACTGGCGTTTGGTATATAGATCCTAATGATAAAAATAGATACGTCCATATTGGTGCAGGAGGCCTCGATGTTCATCGTGGTCTTATTCGTGTTGAGCGTGAGGATGGTTTTGCGACTATTATTGGTGGCAAAATACAGTATGGATTTGATATCGCAGGTCACTATCCACCATATCGGGGAATTAACGTGGTGGAAGATGGTTGGTGGTTAACGTCTACACATGATGTCTTAGATAGCTGCCAGTTCTACACCTTTGAACATAAAACAAGATATGTAAAATTAAAAGCGCAAATATTTACTGAAGCTGGCGGAGAAGTTGAAATCGCAATGGTATCTTCTGATAGCGGTCAACAAATTATGAGCAAAGCTTCATCCACACAGACCTCTCCACCATCTCAAAATGATGATGTGGATCTTGTTTATGATTTAGGCGTTCCAACTGGAAATCTTAAAAGTTTTTATTTCCGTATGAGAAATAAGGTGGCAGGAAAAAAAGCATATGCACGTGTGTTTCGCGTGTGGTTAGAAGGTTAATAAACACTATTAAAAAACGAATTTTATATAAAGAAGTAATGAAAGAAGAAATGGGGTGTGCATTTATGAATTTGCATCGTTGGGATAATACCTCACAGGATAGAAATTTTAGAAATAAGACCAACGAAAACTGGCAAACTATTGAAAGTGGATTTTTTAACCAATCTGAAAGGTTAGAAGAGGTTACGACAGAACAAAATAATAGAATCGAGAATCTTGTTATCAACGCACCTGGCGGTAAGGACCCGATGGTATTGGATGCTTTGACTAATAATGAAGGAGCATCGTATTCATCATTACGAACACGTTTGGATATAGAAAGAAAAGAACAACTTGAGAAAATCAAAAGGTTAAACAAACATCTTGAAGATATCTCTGTAAATGTTGATGATTTTTTACTTAATACTGAAATGTACGACGATGAAGCGATTAAGCGCGCAATCGATTACGCGGTTTTGAATAAAAAGAGGCATGTTCGCTTAGCTATGCGAACATATAAAATAACAAAAACATTAGAAATTGATGTCTCATATGTGTGTTTAATTTCTTCTGGTGCAGTCATAGATGCAACAGAAATTATAGAAGGTAAAGCTATTTTTGTGAAAGGAACTGTCTATCCACCTTATACACAATCTGTTGATGCGCTGATTAATATCGAATTAATCGGTAGAGGAAGAACCAATAATACGATAGGTATCTATTTTTCTAGTGAAAACGCTTCTTCTCCTTCTCACATTTCTTTGAGAAACATTAATATACACGGATTTGGTGAAAATGTTTATTTCGGTAATAAAAGCTATATAATTACTTTCTACGCTTGTGACATATGGGATTCAAATTATTGTGTAGTTAGTCAAGGAACAACTGATGCTGGTGAAAGGTATACGTTTATTGGTTCATCTTTGTACAACTCTAATAATCTTGTCAAGCAAAATAATCAAAACAGTAGTATCAAGATGATAGCATGCTCGTTAGATTATCAAAGTTTCAAATCTGTAGAAATCGAGAATGGGCGTGTGTCGTTAATTGGTTGCCATATCGAGGCAGGTAGTGATAATGACTACTGGTTTTCAGTGAAAAATAACGGATCCCTGCTACAACTGACTAATTGCGAAATTTTTGTCGCTAGTGAACGCAATAATTTCGAATTAGGCTATTGTAACGAATCTGTTAAATTGGGCGGAATTGATATTAGAGATTGTTTCATCTCGATGGCACGTTATAAGAAACAACTATTGATAGCAGGTAACGGTCGGGTAAGTGCTAAAAATATTAAAATGTTCGAGCTAGACAAAAAACCAGGGATTTCAAAATCGCTTAATGTTATGCGTGACGGGGGATTCGGTTCTATTGACGCTCTTTTAGATTGGGATATTACGTCTGAAACAAAACCGACGATCGTAAACGAAGGTAAAATAACGCCTGTTTGTTTAAAGTTCCAGGCAGACAACGGGAAGAATTGCTCTATAAAAAAAGAATTTCTGGTTTCTCCAGGAGAGCTGTTTTCATTTTCATTTTGGATAAAAACACAAAACCTAGAATCATCAGGTAAACAATTTTTCATTGAAATTTCGTATCTTGATGAAAAAAATAATATTCTCTATAAAGGTGGGACAATCTTTTCAAAAGACAGTGACTGGGATTTATATATTGTACAAAACGCAAAGATAGCACCGCCCGGATCAAGAAAAGCAGTAGTCGGATTCAATACAGGGGCATGGTTAAATACTTGTTCAGTTTGGATTGATGAAGTCGTTGTAAACGTCTATTGAGTGAGGTGAAATGATAAATGTATTTTATTATTTGCGAAGATAATTTATTAGAAAAATCAAAAGTTACTTTTATTCATTATGACCCAGATCAGTTAAGTGAAGAGGAGAAACGATTGGGATTCCTAATTGAAGAATTACCTGAAAAAGAGATACAACAGTTAAAAAAGCCTATTTTGTACTTTAACCAAAAAACTAAGTATCTTTGGTATGAATATGTAGATAGAGAGTTAACAACAACTGAGGAATTTTCAGTGTTAAGCGAACGTGTAAACGCCGTAGAAGACTCAATTATACGATTAATGGACTTACAAACAAGATGACAGGAGAGGTAGTTATGTATCGATTCATTTTAAACTGTTACATTATGAAAAAGATAAATGCTGATAAGGTCCAATCTTATGTGCCACGTTTTATTACTCAACAAGAAGCAGATATGATTATTGCAACACCTCAAGACATTGTAAACATTTTAAATTAATAATTTACAGTTTTATTTATAGTTAAATTTAACAAAATACGGCTTTTACAACAAACCAAAGCGTACTTATAGTAGGCTTTTTTATTTTTAGAAAAGGAGTGAAAAGATGGATCGTATTGACATATTAATGAAAACATTTATAGCTACATTCGGAGCTTTTTGTGGA